AGGGTACTCGGGGGTTTCTCGTCGCCTATGGGGATTCCCAGTAGTACCCCCAGCCTTTGCAGATATATGTTTTCGTCGATTATACGTTTTCTTTTTTCTTCCTGAGAAAGTGTGGCCCATTGATCCATAGTAAATCCCCATAAAAAACTCCTGCCATTTGAAGATATATTATACCAAAAAATAGCAGGAGTGTCAAGAATTATTTTTAGATGTCGTTTATTTCTTCGCCAGTCTTATGCTCATTTTCTTCTTTTTCATCTGGCGTGAGTGCTGATTCTGGCCCTATTTTTAGAGTTTCCCAATTCATTGTAGAAGTGAATGTTCCCATTTTACCACTTCTCATTTTAGTACAATTAAATGTCATAATAGCATCTTCAGTTCTCCACGTATCAATCGTGAAAGCTGCGTCTGCCGCATCGAGAATACCCTTGGCGAAGCGAGCTTCTCCAGTAGCATCTATCTGATAAGGACTATAAACCGGCACTTCATACTCCTGAGCCATTGATTTCAGTGCTTTACTTACTTCTATCTGCTCAGTCCAGTCATACTGACCTGCGCGTGACGGAAGATTAGAACGCTTGACTTGATTGATATAATCAACAATAATTACACCAACATCCATCGCACTTTTGACTTTCTTATCCAGCTCGGCTCGAATCTTTGAAAGAGTGAGAGAAGCATCGTAGACAACATCCAACTGCTGAGTCGGGAGAAGCTCACAGTTAGTCTTTAGATCGTAGTGTAGGCGATCAAAGTCTCGATGTTCTTTGTACAAATTCAATTTTTCTTCTGGGTTCACAAAACGGTTAGCCCACCAAGCTGCAACAAGCTCCCACTCCGTAACACTAAGATTACGTTTGCGAATACGCTCGTGAGGAACTCCAGTCGCAATGGAACAGCATCTTTGTAGAATTTCTCGACTATCCATCTCGATTGTGAAATAGATAGCAGACTTTCCACTTTCATACACTGTATTTGCAATGTTACAGCAAGTAATGGATTTCCCTGCCCCGCGTCGACCCCCGACAAGAATTAAGTCTCGGGGAGAAAACTTGAATTCTTCGTCGAATGCGGAGTTCATACCGAGGGGCAGGTACTTTTCCAATTCCTCTTCTGCAGGAAACAGGGAAATACGTTGCATACTTTCCTGCGGCTGCTCTAGCTCTACTTTTTCTTCTATATCTAGAACAATCTGGTGCAGATGAGATACTGACTCTTCCGCATCTTCAAAAGATATGGAATGGTCAATATATTTCTCAAGAGAATACAGTATCTCTTTTTGAGTGTACTCATTCTTGAGATATTGAAGCAGCATAGAAGGTTCTGCTTCAACTTCAAGTGCTTCAATAGCAAGAAGTTTTTCTTGCGTAGCACTATCCCGAATCTCAAACTTTAGATCCTCAAACGTAGGAACAGCATGATACTTCTGGGAGTGTCCATCAATAATACTAAAGATGGTATGGTACTCGTTAGGTAAATAATGCTTACGCAGATAACTCCAGGTATCAGAATCCTGAAGCACAATAATCTGTTTGATTAATGCAGAAGCAATATTCAATTAAGTTCCCCGAGTACACAAAAAAGCAACCGCAACGCACCCGCTACGGTTGCTCAAAAGAAAGTCTACTTAACCAGCAGCCTTTTCTTTCTTTGAAGCGCCGTCATAGTCAGCGGCTGAAAGGCCACGACGAGTCAGCATAGTCTTGACACCGCGAGCAGTCTTGCCGATTGCTTCCGCGATCTCTTCAACGGTCATTCCAGACACATCACCGAGGTCTGCCAAAGGATCTTCTTTGGCTCCACCCTTGGTGTGCTCTTGACGAGGAATAGCGTCGATTTCACCTGAACGAAGCAGGCTGAGAGCCTTACCACGTACAGAGTTTACAGAGCGATCAAGAGCTTCTGCAATAGCTTCAACGAACGCACCATCATTTACCATAGAGATAAACTTAGACTCCTCTTCGGGAGAGTAGGTACGAACAGTCTCAACCTTGGGAGCAGGCTTGACATGATCGGTCAATTCCATAGACAAAATCTTGCCTTGGATAGACTTAGCGGAGAAAGCTCCGCCTTCAAAATGCTCAGCAATTTGAGCATAGGTGTACTCACCGCTGTTGTCAGAGACAAAAGCAGCAAGAGTTGCTTCTTGATCTGCGCTAAAAGCGCGGTTTGATCGAGAAGAAGCCAGTTCTACTTCAAAGCCCATTTTACGGAGCTTGCTAGAAACAGAACGGGTAGAAGTGCCAAGCTCATCTGCTGCTTCTGCAACAGTGTCTTGGGAGACAGGGCTTTCGCTACCTACGAAAGCTGTCAGTTGAGCGGTACGCTCATCAGTCCACTTAGGAAGTGCCATATTAGTGTTCTCCTAGAAATTCACTTAAATTAGTTACAATATTTACGCCAGAATCTCTGGCCTGTTTAGTTTTTGCGGATTCTATACCACTTTCATTTACAAGAATCGTTACGTCTTTAGTCAAACTAGACTTTACTTCATAGCCCAGGCTTGACAAAGTTTCAGTCGCATCAGCTTTTGTTTTGAAACTCTTCAATCGTCCACTAATACAAACTACTCCTTTTCTCTCTACTTTCTGTTCGGTAACGAACTTAAAGTCAAACGGCAAACATCCGTCGTAAAAAGCATAAAAATCTTTTGAGAGCCAAGACATAAGATTCTCGGTAGCTTTTGGGCCTAATCCGGCACGCTTACAAGTGTCTGCGTTAATTTCAGTAATATTTTCAACAGTCTCAGACAGCTTCTTCGTTGCCGTGTTTCCGATTAATGGAATACCAAAAGCGGGCAATACTAAATTAAGAGGAGCAGACTTAGAGTTATCTATTTCCTTCTTTAATTTGATTGCAATTTTTTCTGAGTTAAGTGCAGACGTAATATAATCTACATCAAGCTCATATAACTGGTCGAAATCTTGAATATCAAGTTTTTCGATAGCAGCAGGGCCTAAGCCCTTAATTTTCAGAGTTTTAGCAAAATGCTCGATTTTCTTTTGCTTTTGGGCACCGCAAACGGTACTCTTGCAGTAGAGAAGTTGATTTATCCACTGAAGATTAGACCCACAGGATGGGCAATCTGATGGAGGCACAATCTCACGCAGCATTTAGTTTCTCCGAAAAAGTAAAATATATTATACGAAAAGTTGAGGTAAAAGTCAAGAATTATTTTTCTTTTGGTCTACACGTCGTAAAATTCGAGGTATAATTTCCCCACTTCGAATAACCTCTACAGTACAGCCTATTTCTAGCTCCAAGCTGCGAATGTACTCGATGTTGTGTAAAGTAGCCCTGCTCACAATGGCTCCTTCCACTTCGACTGGACTAAGAATGGCGACCGGGCTGACTACACCCGATTTACCAACTTGCCACACAACATCGAGCAATTCTGTATGTACACCCTCTTTCTGCTCTTTGAGAGCGAAAGCACCGCGAGGATGGTGAGCTGTATGTCCCATCTTATTAAAGGCTTTTACATTATTAATACGATATACCCAACCATCCGTAGGATAGTTACTAACATCGAAGGTATTAACAGTATTAAACCCTTGATCGGCTAATGCTTTTAATATAGTAGAGTACTGATCGTAGTCAAGACCAGACTTATGGATGTCATATGCGACAAAAACAAGGTTTTCCGCACGAGCTTCAAACTCTTTGATGTCTTTGAGGTTTAATGACCCCGAAGCTACATTTCTAGCATTAGTAACATTCGAAGGGCAAACTATCTCACCTGTAATCTGAACCTCTCCCCGTAGAGAGATAGTTGGAGGTACAAGTAAAGCAAGTTTGTCGGTAATATCTCGGCCAAGATTACCGTCCCCTCTAGTTAATCCGAGGGCAAACTGTTTGTTTACATAAAGTAAAGATACAGCGGCCCCGTCTAACTTGGGAGTTTTAATATAGCCAGATATATTTCCAGCTTCAGTTATGTCGAAATATTTTTGAAGTGAGTACATACGATACAAGTGAGGCACCCCGTCTGTAACAACGTGCCCAACCTGATCGTAAGAATACTTTGCAACAAGACTATCAAACTCAGCGTCCGAAATAATCGGAGCGCCAGAGTAGTAAGCTAGACTCGCCTTTTCAAGAAAATCACGCATAGTATCTCCCAAATTTGAAAAGATATTATACTAAAAGTTTAGGAAAAAGTCAAGAACTATTTTAAGTAAAGGTTATTTATTAAGTCCTGGAACTGCTCCTCAATAATTTCCTTACTTTCAGCCAGAGAAAGTATCTCTGTAAGCCCTACGAATAGCTCTCTTGAATTGTGAAAATCTAGAGGCATTGCTACTCCTTCAGGGGTAGGTTTCCATTCTTCGTTAAAGTCCAGATAGTACTTACGAAGATGCAAATATTCTATACCCCTAAAACTACTTACTATTAGCCTGACTTGAACTTCTTTTTCTTCATCGTAATGTATGACTTTTTCATACATTTCTGGAGCTTCATGTAGTTCCATAACTAGCCCTCGTTCTGTAAAACTGAAGACAACGGTACTACACTAGTTACATTCGCAGGTTTTAATAAGCGATAGGAGTCTGTGTCCCAACAAAATAACAATAGTGTTTCGTTAGACTCTTTTGCTCTATTTTTCTTCTCTCGTATATATGGTGTGGAAAAATCCAGGGTACATACATTATACTTTAGTTTATTTGAGTTTTCACTCCTATAAGTAATAATTGCATCACCATACTCATTTACAATGTCTGCTAGTTCTTCTTTTTTCACAAATACTCCTTAGGTAGCAGGTCAGTAAAATTTTTTACTTTGCCGAACTCTAAGGTTCTTTCTTTAGATAGCAGAAAACCACTCCCCCGAAAGGAAGTGGTTATAGTAAAAACTTTTTTAGTTAGCGGCTACGTTACCGATAACTCCAGCAAAGTATTGAGCTGCTTTGCCCGTCAGCTTTGAAATAACATCTTCGTCAACTTCTTGACCTGCATCAGTCAGAGCAGCAACCAAAGCGTCTTGAGCTGCTTGCTTCGAGACACGCCCGCCTCCAGTGCTACCGGAGGGCTTAGTCCCACCAGTAGCGGGGCTCTTTTTTACATATACACCTGCTTTGGTAAGAATCATGCGAACACCGTTAGGTGACTCTTCTAGTTCTTCTGCGATTGACTTAACAATCTCCATGCTCGTTTCGGGGGTAGGATCTTGCTCTTCATACATTGCTACTGCTTGAGCTTTCTTATCGTCGTCCCATGCCATTCTACGTTTCCTCTTTTTGTTAGTTGAACCTGGACAAACGCCCAGACGGTTAAGTTGTTGCATATAAAATCGGTCAGACATAGCTTTCCTCAATTTTGAAAATATATTATACTTCAAAACAAAGCAAAATGTCAAGAACTATTTTTTAAATCCTCTGCGTGAGTTTCCAAAGCAAGCTCATTTGCAAAGGCAGCCTGTTCTTTTGTAGGTGGAGTAACAAAGAAAATTCCTTTATCTAACCTGTCTGTTTTATCCCATACGAACCACGCATAGTCGGTAGCATCTGTACCTTTTCCTGTAAAGCTAGGTCTTTTACTAAGAACATGCAAAGCTATAGGAGTATTTTTCTTCCACCAAGGATGGCGAGTAATGCTACCCAAATAATTAATTCTTAGTAACATAATACATGTATTACAATTTTCAAGAGCGTGGTTAATAAACTCCTGAGCTATACTAAAAGGCGGATTAGTAAGAATTAAATCCGTTCCTTCACTCCACTCGAAAAAATCTTTATCTTCTGTAATTTCTGAATAGGTACAATTAAGCCCCTTTTCTTCTTCGAGAAAGAACTGTATACGCCCATCTCCTCGACACGGCTCATGTGCTGAGGAAAATAGGTTCCAGTCAATATCTAAGTTTTCATAACACCACGGCGGAGTGGCGTAAAAGTCTGTAGCGTTAAGCCGCTGTCCTGCTTTCTGTCTGGACATAATATAAATCCTTTTCTTCTCGAGCTAATATATTCCAAAGTGCTACTTTTATTTCAAAAGTTTCTGGGTCTACAAAATAGCTTGCAAACTGTGTCATTTCTTTTTCGTAGAATACTCCTAAACGGATAGAAGTTGCAATACCCTTTTGAGGTATTACTCCATCGCTGTTGGGAATAACTATATTTCTATTCTTTTGTACTCGGTCTTTTGACCAAGTATTAATCAAACTATTCACTACATAATCTGCATTTTTGTCTCCGTACTTTCTTGTACCTCTTGTCTCCGCATGATTGAGGGTGTCAATCATCGGATAATCAAGACAGATAAGCCCTGCGTACTCTTCCTCTGAAATTACATACTTGGGAGATACTCTTTGTCTTTCCCGTACAACTCCGGCAACTTTATCTGGGAGAGGTTTACTATGCTTGCGAATAAGTTTTGGTCCTCGAGTCTCCCAGTCTAAAGTAAAGTACTCGTTTTCTTCTGCGATTGCTGCTTGTAGTTTTGGTAATCTTTGCTCGGATACATACAGTTTGGGAGTATAAGGCCTTGCACCACACAGTCTTAATGCTTGTATAATTGCAGCATCATGAAGGTCAGCACCAAAGTTTAAATACATGGTATAAATATCCTTAAATTCTTTTGTTCTATTTGCTAACTGACCTACAATTACTACTACAGCAGAATCGTACTCTTCGTCTGTAGGATACGAAGTTCCATTCATCACAACTGCATTTATCCCGGCATCTAAAAACTGTTGAAGTAATTGTGCTTGAGTTAGAGGATTATCTTGATCCCACTTTACAAGATTTGTTACTTTGAAAAGAGCTTTCTTGCTAGAATTATTCTCGTTTCGAATACGATTTATTATAGAAGAGCCAACTATTCCGGTTTCTAATTCTTGTGCAGTAAAATCATCCATTGTTCTTATTTCAATGTCGTTCATCCCTTTGTACTCAGTGCTCCAAGGGTGTATTACTTTTACTTCTGTCCAATCAACAAAAGAAAAGTATCCCACAGCATTTGTAGCACTTATGCAGGTAAAAACATCTGTAGCACGTAAACAAGCAATCCACCGTCTTTCAATATTGTGCCGCACCATTTTTCTTTTTACATTCAGAAGAACTGCATTTGCATCATACTCATCAGACGTATAGTTTACTTTAAGATTTTGCTGGTGCGCTTCTGCGATTATATCACATACTCTTGAGTCATAAGTTTCATGCAGGTTTACAATTAAGAGCTTACCTGCAAGACTGCCGTAGCGATTATTTTTTGCTTTTAGCTCATGTGCAAGAATAATATCGCTTTCTTGAAAGCCTACTAGCAATGCTTGGTCTCGTGTTTGATTGCGAGAAGCGGTTTGATTAATAGTTACAATGATAGAGAATACATTTTTGCCCTTTTCAGACATACGAACAAGCTCTCCATAGGTTTTTCCACCTTTTACTTGTCCTATTAAAAGTCGTCTAATAGAGCAGAGAATTAAAAACTCGTAGTAAGTATTGTGGCTAGTTTTCATTAGAGATTCTCCTCAACCAACCAATCAGCAAGCTCCTCGACAAAACACCAGTCAAAGAAAGAGCTTCGTTTAGAGTTTAGATACTTTATAATACCTTCTCGACGATGAAAGTGAGCACCGTCAAGTACCAATAGTCCTCGCTTAAACATTGAAAGATTCTCATATACAAAAGGAATCTTTTGGTCTGCGGTTCCACCAACTTCTTGACGTTTACATTCAATCGCTAAATCATCAATCATAAAGTCCATCTTTGCTCTTGAGTTACCATAGCAATCTGTAAACTTTACTTGTGATTCGAAATTAATATCTAAATTTGTAAGAATATAAGCTACTTCTTGTTCTAGCTTTTGTCCTGAATAATTTGCTTTTGCTCCCTGAGATACCATAGTGGTTTCCTCCTATTAAGGGTGATTAAAAAAAATGCTTCTGACGAATTTTCACCAGAAGCATATATTATACACGGATCGAGGATCGATGTCAAGAACTATTTTTATAAACGTGAGAAGTCAACTCCATATTTTTCTAAATGTCGTAAACTTCCCAGATCGTATGCAAGAGCAATTGCTTTGAAACCGCCTGTTTCGATACCTGATACCCAAAATTCTTTATCTTGGTCTATATCTTCTCGAATCCAAATGGAATAGCACTTAGCTCCATACTTTTTTTCATAATTTGTATCTTTAAATCCTGGGCGCTCTGCTTGATAGTCTACGGATATTTCATATTCAATTTCTGCAGGGGCATGATGACGCGCCGACCAAACAATTTCACCCGGCGAAAACTCTTCGGCTACACACTCTTCTGGTAAATATCCTATAGTAGACCGTTCTTCTTTAGATACGCCTCGACTAGGGATACCGACTCTTTCCACAATGGATTTGACGAACCCGGAAGATCGGTATAAAGATTTTGCGATTGTTGCAATTGAATCCCCCGATAAGTAATCTCGAATGACTTCTGCGATTTCTTGTGGAGTTGCTCCCTTACCTCTATTCTGAGATTTTCGTAGTTGTACATAAGCGGTTCTCTCGTCAAAATCCTCTATTATCTTAGATAGTCTCGCCGTATTGTACGAAATGTTCAATATCGAACAAGCGTCTTTTTTTGTTATTGGCTTCGACCCGTCTGTAGGGTTCAGTAGACTTTTTACTTTCTGAATGTTCTCCGCTGACAGATTCTCGTAGTCCCTCTTCTTTACCATTCTCTAGTCTCTCAATTTCTCTGTTTAGATACCATACTGCTTTTTTTAAATCTTCAACTTCATTCTGTTTAAGTCCTGCTCTCCATATATACTTCATAGCATTTCCCAGGCAGAAGTTCATATGCTCTGTTATTTGTATGCACTCTACGCCGCTTGGATGCGCGGTATAGTGGGGAGGTTTATTTACATTATCTGCCATTATTTGCCATTCCAATAAGGCTGAGGCCAAACATTGGCACAAGTGTAATCAAGCATAGCTTCGTAACGTCGTACTTCTATAATTATAGGCTGCCGATTTCTCCAGAATTTTTCTGTTTCTGTAATTTGGCGAATACCGATTGCAATAGGATCTGCCCAAAGACCTTTTCTATTACATTTCATATTTGCTGCAAAAACTGCATTATACCCAGCGTTTTCTTTATTTTTTGCAACTACTGTAATTGTTTCTACTGCTTCTGCTGGAACTGCCAGCAAAAGTAAAAATAACCATTTTTTCATAACTATTCATCAGGGTCGTAGTGACAATACCACGGCCCGCTGTCTGGTTCACTGTACCACCAGTCCTCTTCTAAAGCGTTAGGGCATCGTACAGGATCCCCATTACTATATCCATCCCCTTCTAAAGTTTCACCACAGTTGGGGCAGGTATCTCTACTATTCCAATGCTCCATAAGTGCGTCGTGCATTTTTATTCCTCGTCAAACAAGCCTTGTAGCTCTTTGTCTCGCTCAAGTCCTGCCAATTTATGAGCAATATGGTACTCTTTACACACTGTTTCGAATGTGTCCCACATATTATCAAATTTGATTTCGTACAATTCTTTTATGGCAAAATACTTGTTCATAATGGCATCAGCCAGTTCAGGGTGCATAGACTCCCATTTAGAATCGTCTATAAAATACTTGGTTACTCTCTCAATGTCGTCAGTAACATTCGCAAACTGTAACATCTCTTGTTCTAAATCAAAAATTGAGTTACTCATTCGTTACTCCAAAATAACTTAGTGTAAGCTTAAACGCCTCTATATGCTTAGCCATTTCGACCAAATCTTCTTCTTTATCAGTAGAGAAAAAGCCCCCGCAAGTATTGGTTTCTTCTTCGCGAGCTTTTAAATCATGCTCCATATCAGCAATTGTTTGCTTTAGGTTTTCTACAATTAGAAAATCTGCGGTATCAGAATTAATATCAATTTCAACTTTCATTTCGCTGTAATCCTCTTCTCGTAGTCTGCAAGATCATCGTCCCACCAACTGGGTTTGGGTCTGTGAGACCAAACGGCAAAAGTAGCCTTGTCGAGATGATAATAGTCACGATAAGACTGTATAGGGTTATCATAGTCCTTGAGCACGTCTGGCATTGCCAATCCGAAAGTGGTAAATCCAAGTCTCTCCATCTTGAGAGGCTCCGGTAGCTCGTTGATGACTGTGACTGACTTGTGCTGCTTTCCATATCGGTAACGATATTCTTCTCCAAGTGCATTTCCATAACAATGAGTCCACTCGTAGTTATCGAGTGAACTGCGTGCCCATATAGTACATGGGTGATTATACATCATAGGTAGATAAGGAGTAACAGTACGCTCTTCCGGCTTGAGAGGCTTCTCTGGAGCTTTTGCTTCATTTAGAATAGCCGTCTCTTCTTTTGTAAGAGCGCGAGGAATAAAGCCCAGGACTTTATCAATCCAGATAGTTGTGCAACATATCTGGGCAACTTCCAAGGGCATTTTTACAATATGTTTGTCGACATGAGCTTCCGCACACTTGTCGAGGTCATCGTCAAGATAGAATAAGTTCATGGTTACTCCCGAAATTTTTATATATTATACTAAATCCGAAGTTTTTTGTCAAGATATATTTTAGGGTCTACTACGTATACAAGTTCATTTGTATCGTAGTTCACTATCTCACTGACAGAATTATACTTCTTGCTCATGTGTTCAGCAAATTGTATTGCTTTGTCATAGTGATCGAATCGTATAAATTTTTTATCTCCGAAAGTAACCATGTAAGTTTTCATTAGTTGCAGACTGCTCCATCTTCCGATGCGTTGAACCTCGCGTCACCACATCCGTACTTACCGTCTTTGTTGGTGTCACAGGCACGTTGCCACGAGATCATGTTAAACGTAAGACCTTCATGCCAAGGTTTATATGCCTTACACCATTCGTGTGAGCCTACGACCATAGTATCAGTTCCGTCCGGATCTGGTACATAGTCACGTTTTGTCCAAGGCTCTTGAACACGAAAAAAAGTGTCTTTGTTTTTCATAATAGAACGCTTAAACAAGGCGCTACTTGGTGTGCTAATATAAATCTCTTGATTGTCCTCAAGAGTATAAGTAGATCCATCGTCATAATTAATCACAGTTTCTGCTGAAGCCGCGAGAGGCAACGCTAACAGTAGTGCGAGTAGTTTTTTCATTTAGTCTCCTACTTTTTCTAGTCTTTGCATGAGCCGCTCGGCTCGGTTAGTTACTTGCCGATACCATAATGAGTCTCGGCCCTCTACTGCTGCCTCTTTCCACTTACCTTGAGACAACATATTTTTAAAATTCATAAACTTTGCAAGACGCGTAGCGCCAAGATTAAATGCCATATTTACTAAAACTAGTTGTACTTCTTCTGGCCAGTTGTGCCATTGTCCGTAAAGTCGTTCGCAGTCCTTAATGGCATACTCAACGTCTCGATCGAAAAGCTCTCGGCTTCTCTCAGCCGTAATGGGTGTCCCGGTAGGTTTTCCAAACTCTTCATCTTCTGGCGTGACCAAGTGTCCGATACCGATAGTAGGATAGCCCAAGTGGTCTTCATAGACTTCCAGCACTTCACCTTCGTCTGCTTTAATTTCTTCATATAATTTTTCACGATTCATGTTTACTCCTATAATCCGTGATTGCGGCTTT